CTGATGCGTTCAATGATCAGCTTGGGATCATGAAAGCACAGACGACTGTGCTCACAGTGCAGATCGGTTCAGCACTGCTGCCGGTGATGAGTGGGTTGGTGAGTGTGGTCACGCAGGCGATCACCTTCGTCGGCAATCTTGCGGGCGAGTTCTACAAGGCGATCGGCGGCGCAGCAGGACTCCAGCAGGTGGCTGCCGGCCTGATCAAGACGATGGTGGTGCTCGGCGGTGTGACTGCTGGCGTTTTTATTGCAACCAATATCACGGCCTTTACCAACGCAATGAAGGGGCTACGCGTGGTGATGCTTGGAATGCTTAGCATCGAGCGGGCAACACTTGCAGTGCAAACAGCACGCGCCGCGGTGCTTAGTTTGATCACTGGCCTGCAGACTCCTGGACCTGCGCAGGCGAAGGCGCTTGGCGTGATTGGCGGTGGCGCTGTCGGTCTTGGGTTGGCTGTAAGTCTCGGCACGCTGATCGATGATCTGATGAAAAAGATCGGCACCGGCATTTCAGGCGCGCTCACCATGCCCAACATCCCGACGCCCCCACCCGGCACCACGCCGGATCTGAGTGGCCTGCGCACGGGCGACGGTGGGAAGAAGAAGGCAGATGATGAAGCCAAGCGTCGGCGTGATGCGTTGCTTGATTCAGCTAATGCATTGAAGCAGTCCCGCGCTGAGCTACAGATTGAAAGGGAAATGGATCCTATGCGCAAGATCCAACTGGAATATGCTGAAAAGCGCCGCGTGGTGATTGCCAATGCTGATAAGGCATTACGCGAAGCACTGAGCGGCGAACAGCAAGCCAACATCCAACGCACCAGATCGGTTGATATTCAGAAGCTGCAAGTTCAAGAAACCAATGCGCTCATCGAAAAATTCAAGGAGCTAAGCGGTGCAGGTTTTGAGGCCGGCATGAGTGGAGAGCTGTTCTATGTATCTGTAGAGAAAACAACGTCGGTGATGCAAGACTTCAGTGCAGGCATTGATTCCTACATTGAAAGCATCGGGACACTGGGCGCCAACTTGAGCAATGTCACTCAGACCGCTTTTAAGGGTCTCGAGGATGCCATTGTCTCCTTGACCACTACCGGCACCTTTAGCTTCCGTCAGTTTGCACAATCCATCATCGAGGAGATCACCCGCATGGTCACCCGAATGCTGATCATTGCGCCTCTACTGCGATCTGTGCAGAGCATGTTCGGCGGTGGTGGCGGGGGCGGCTTGCTTGGAGTGGCCAGCACGCTGAGCAAGACCATCGGCTTCGGTGCTAGCGCGATGGGCAACGTCTTCGCCCAGAACGGCATCCAGAAGTTCGCCCGCGGCGGCATCGTCGACAAGCCGACGATGTTCCCCTTCGCCAAGGGCATTGGTCTGATGGGTGAGGCCGGACCTGAGGCGATCATGCCGCTGCGCCGCGGCCGTGATGGGCGCCTCGGTGTGCAGGCTGCTAATGGCGGCGGCGGTGTGAGCGTGGTGGTGAACGTTGACGCCAGCGGCACCAGCGTTCAAGGTGATAACGCCAAGGGCGCCGAGTTCGGCCGGGCAATTAGCGAAGCCGTCAAGAATGAGATCGTGATCCAGAAGCGCCCAGGAGGCTTGCTCAACTAATGGCCACCTTCTCCTACACGCCCAGCTTCGAGGCCACTGAAATCAGCAAGCCGAGGGTGGTCACCTTCGAAGCAGGTGATGGCTACCAGCATCGCGTCGGCTTCGGCCTGCACCGCAATGGCAAGGAGTGGCAACTCAACTTCCTGAACCGGACCGACACCGAGCGCGATAACATCACGGCCTTCTTGGATGCCCGAGCTGGCGTTGAGAGCTTCGACTGGACCCCGCCTAGCGGCACTGCTGGCAAATACATCTGCAGGGAGTGGCAGACCACGCTGCGCTCCTGCAACTTCAATAACATTACCGCCACCTTCATCGAGGTGTATGAGCCGTAGCCATGGCGATACCTGTCTCAGAGCTACAGAAGATTGCGCCGAGCAGCATCATCGAGCTATTTGAGTTGCAGCTCGTCACTGCTCTGCATGGCAGCAACACGATCTACCGCTTCCATGCCGGCAGCAACATGGATGCCAACGGTGAGCTGGTCTGGAACAGCAACAACTATCAGCGGTTCCCGGTCGAGGCTGAGGGATTTGAGTACACCGGCACCGGCAGCCTGCCGCGGCCGAAGATCAAGGTGAGCAACATCCTCGGCAGCATCACGACGATCCTCGCGACAGTCAATGCGACCACTGCCGGCAATGATCTGACAGGGGCAACGCTTACCAGGATCCGCACCATGGCGCGCTACATCGATGGCGCCAACTTCACCGGCGGAACCAACCCATACGGCACGCCGGACCCGACCGCTGAGTTCCCGCGGGAGGTCTACAAGATCGCGCGCAAATCATCCGAGAGCCGGCAGATAGTGGAGTTCGAGCTGGCCGCGGCGTTCGACTTGGTAGGTGTGCGGGCACCGAAGCGGCAGTGCATCGCCAACATTTGCCAATGGGTCTACCGCTCGACAGAGTGCGGCTACACCGGCAGCAACTACTGGGATGCGAACGACAACGTGGTCGGAACCCTGGCCGCTGATGTATGCGGCAAACGCCTCAACAGTTGCAAGCTACGGTTCGGGGCAACCTCCGAGCTGCCCTATGGCAGCTTCCCTGGCATCGGCGCCTACACCGTATGAGCTGGAAAGATGACGCCGCACTTCATGCGGCCGAGGAAGATCCGCGTGAGGCTTGCGGCTTGGTGGTCGTTATCAAAGGCCGTCGCCGTTACTGGCCTTGCTGCAATCTGGATCAAGATGGCACACAGTTCGTCCTCTCTCCTGAGGACTATGCGGCTGCTGAGGAGGCGGGGGAAGTCGTAGCGGTCTTCCATAGCCATCCGGTGACGCCGCCGGAACCGAGCCAGGCCGATCTGATCAGCATCGAGGCCACCGGCCTGCCCTGGTTCATCTACAACCCCAAGACTGAAGCCTGGTCTGAAACGCACCCCACTGGCTACAAGGCACCGCTCATCGGTCGGAGTTGGGTGTGGGATGTGAGTGACTGCTGGACGCTGGTGCGTGACTGGTACGGCGAGCACGGCATCGATCTGCCGGATTGGGATCGACCGGCTACCCATGCAGATTTTGAATCGCAGCCGTTATTTGATGGCTTCTGGAAGGATGCTGGCTTCTATCAACTGCCGGAGGAGGAGCCACTGCAGTTTGGCGATGGCCTGCTGATGAACATCGAAGGCAGCGGCCTCAACCACTGCGGTGTGTATATCGGTGATCAGTTGGTGCTGCACCATCTCCGCGGTCGCCTCTCGAGTCGTGATCTGTACGGCGGTTGGCTGCAAAATTGCACCGGCCGTAGACTTCGCCATCGCGACGCCGATAAACTGACCGAAGGCTGAGAACTGCCATGCTGCGCGAGATCCGAGTGTATGGGCAGCTAGCCAAGTTCCTCGGGCGGCGCAAGTTCATGGCGGCCGTTGATAGTGCAGCAGAGGCGATTCGATTCCTACTGGCCAACTATCCGCAGGTCGAGCGGCACATGTGCCAAGAGGCGCGCCACTATCGCGTGATCGTCGGTGATCATGCCGTAGGAATGGAGGAGCTGCACGGTCCGGCTGGCAGCAATGCGATCAAGATCGTGCCAGTGATCGGTGGTGCAGGCGGTGGCGTTGGACAGATCCTTGCTGGCGTTGCCCTGGTTGCTGCAGCGATCTTCATCCCTGGCCTTGGCCTTGGCCTTGCTGGTGCCACCGTCACCAAGATCGGCCTGCTCGGCGGCGCGCTGATCCTGGGCGGTATCTCGCAGGCGCTGACGCCAACGCCAACGCTGGCAGCATCCAGCACCTACAGCGGACCACAAGGCACCACCAACACCGAGATGGATCCCCAGAAGTCCTACAGCTTCAGCGGGATTCAGAACACCAGCCGAGCCGGTGTGCCGCTACCTCTAGCGTTCGGAGAAGTGATCTGCGGTTCCGTGGTGATCTCGGCCGGCATCGACACCGTGCAGATAGAAGCATGAGCGAACTGATCCGTGGTGCAGGTGGCGGCGGCGGTGGCGGCGGTGGTACAACCGTCGTCCAGCAGACCGTTGTCGCGCCAACTCGGACGCCAGTTCGTGATCCCGACACGCTGGCCTCGAAGCAATATGCGACGTTCGTCGACCTGCTGAGCGAAGGCGAGATCGAAGGCTTCCCGTCGGCCGCAGCCTATACGCGCGGCACTGATGACTACAACCGGGCACTGCTCAAGGATGTATTTCTGAACGGCACGCAGATCCTGCGGCAGGGTGCTGATGCGATTAATCCGCAATCTGCCGACTACAACTTCCAGAACGTCACGCTGCAGGCTCGCTACGGCACGCAGGCGCAGACCTACATTCCTGGCTTCTCCGATATTGAGCGAGAAAGCAGTGTTCAGGTGAAGGTCGAGCAGGCCACACCGATCACGCGCACCATCACCGACACTACGGTCGACGCTGTTCGAGTCACCATCACGGTGCCGCGGCTTGAGCAATACACCGATGAGGGTGATGTAAAAGGCACCAGCATCAATCTGCAGATCCGAGTGCAATACAACGGTGGCGGCTACACCACCGTGATCGACGACACGATCGCAGGCCGATCTGCAGATCAATATCAGAAGGACTACAAGGTGAGCTTCACCGGGGCGTTCCCGATTGATGTGCGCGTGGTGCGCGTCACCGCCGATAGCCTCGACACCAACCTGCTCAACGACTTCTACTGGTCGAGCTACACCGAAATCACTGAGCAGAAACTGAAATATCCCAACAGCGCACTGGTTGCGATGCGCCTTGATGCTGAGCAGTTCAGCAGCATCCCCAGCCGCACCTATCGCGTCCGCGGGATGAAGGTGCAGATCCCGAGCAACGGGACTGTGGATCAGACCACTGGCGCCATCAGCTACGCCGGCGCATGGGATGGCACCTTCGGCGCTGCGGTCTGGACTTCAGATCCAGCTTGGATCCTCTACGCGCTGCTCACGAATACCCGCTGGGGACTGGGCGATCACATCACCGCCAGCCAGCTTGATAAGTTCGCCTTTTATTCCGCCAGCCAGTACGCATCCAGCAGCGTCGACGATGGCTTCGGTGGCACCGAGCCGCGCTTCTCTTGCAATGCCCTGATCCAGAACCAGGAGGAGGCTTACAAACTGATCAACGATCTGTGCTCTGTGATGCGGGTGATGCCGTACTGGAGCACGGGCAGCCTGACCATCAGCCAGGACAAGCCGACCGATGCCAGCTACCTATTCACGCTGGCCAATGTCAGTGCTGATGGCTTCACCTACACCGGCTCGGACCTGAAGACCAGGCACACGGTCGCGATCATCAGCTACCTCGATCTCGAGACGCAGGACATTGCCTACGAGGTGGTGGAGGACAAGGAAGCCATCGCGAAGTATGGCGTGATCACCACCAACATCAAAGCTTTTGCCTGCACCAGTCGCGGCCAAGCTGCCCGCCTTGGTGAGTGGCTGCTCTATACCGAGCAGTACGAAACCGAGGTGGTCTCCTTCAAGACTTCCGTGGATGCCGGCGTGCTGGTGCGGCCAGGCCAAGTGATCGAGATCGCTGATCCGGTGAAGTCTGGTGTGCGCCGCGGTGGCCGCA